CCACCGTTCCGGAACCACCACACTGTAGTTGCACGATTGGCAGCAGCAGCCTTCTTCTTTCACCGGGAACGGATTGTATCCGTAGCCCTCATACTCTTTGCCGCAGATGCAGCACACTTTCTTTTCTTCTTTCTTTTCCATCACTTCAAATCTTTAATGTTTATTTGGCAGGACGGATGCCATACCTGAATATTCCGAGCAAACATCACATCCCTGGTTTCTATCACTACGTGTCCCTTTGTCTTGGCCCTGCGCAGACGGAGGTCGCTTTGTATGTTACGTTCTACCCAATCGTCCACCACGGCCTCCGCTTCCTGTTCTTTCAGGAGTATCTGGTACAGCTTATTCTCCCATTCCATCATTCAAATAATCCTCCATATTATCGTCCTTCAATGTTTTGGCAGCACCTTCTTCCCATATCACGTAGGGCTCACCGGGCCGCTCCATAAAGCGGCTTTTGCACCAGGCTTTGAAACAGCTTACCATGATTTTCACATCGGCATCATATTCCACCTTGCGGGCGCTTCTACCTGCCGGATGAAGCCCCTCGGCATGGCTGATGAAGATAAACAGTTTCTTGGGATGACGTTCCTTGAACTCCTTGTAGGTTTTGTAGTTCAAGCCGCTGTATTGGAAGCTGTCGATAATCACGATTCCGGGACTGCCTCTGCGCCGTAACCGTTCCTCCAATTGCTCCATCGGTTCCCGGTCAAGGATAATCAGCTTCTTTTTCACTTCACCCATCTTGTGCCGTTTCAGGCTCATCTGGAACGACAAACCGGTACTTTCTTCCAAACTGTCATAAATTACGCGTCCGAAGCTACACAGGTACTTGGCCAGCTGCATCACAAAGCTGCTCTTACCGTTTCCGCTGGCTCCCCAAATAATCCACACGCCGCTCTTGGCCGGGTTGCCTATCGAGGTTTGCCAGTCCCCGGAAAACTCGAACCGGGGAATCTTCATGTTCAGCACCTCACCGGGACTGTAGGCTCTCTTCAGTTTCACGGTTACCTCCTTTCAATTCTTCAATAAGAGCATCAGCATAGTCCACAGCAAGTCTGGCAACTTGTTTTATAGACATTATACCTGATGAATTGCTTCTTACTACCGGAAGCATGCTTTTGGCAATTTCATATCTGCGCTGTTCCCAGTCTATCTCATTCGCTTTTCTCATCTCGCGATGGATACCGATAACAGCATCCATCGCTTGCATTTCTATCTTGCTTATCATGCCTGCATCCTCCTTAATTTTTCGATTTCGGTATATACGCGCCGCAAGCCGCCTCCGGTGCTATGAACAATCTTGGCAATGTCGGCACCGTCCGGGGCATTGATTTTTGCGACGATGGCAGCCTGTGCCTTCAGAAACTTTTCGCGTTCCTGCGCATCGTCCGGGGTCACCTTGCTGTAGGAGTCACCGTAGCGGCTCAACATTTCGGTATAGCCCACCTTCTTGCCTTCGATGGCGCGGTTGATCTTCTCCTTTAATCCGTCGGCACCCATCATATACCAGGCACAGCAGCGTTCCGTAGCGTTCCAAAGCGCCTTTAACTCCAGGAAGGCTTCATACTGCAGGTCCCCGGCTTCATCCAGGATAACCAGGGGCGTATCAATCGTGCGCAGGTAGGCCACCAGATCCTCATACACGTCGCTATAGCGTCCGTTGCTGGTCACACCGAATTCCTTGGCAATGTAGCGTATCAGCTTCAGTTTGGTCTTCACCTGGCTACAGTCCACATATACGGCGTGCTTGTGCTGCTTCACGTAAGCTTTCGCTGTAAAGGTCTTGCCGATATTGGGCATATCGCACAGGATGGCACTCAGCCCGCTTCCCTGGCACACTTCCAGCTGCTTGCTCACAAACACGTAGGTCGGGGTCTGTGCTGCCAGCCAAGGTATTTCTGTACGCAGTTGCACGCCTAATCTTCGGGCTATACCTACCCAGTTGGCATCACTGACCTGCTTTTCATAATTGCCCCGCTTGATGGCATTGTAAACGCTGGGGGCTATGCCCAGTGCCGTGGCATGGCGGTTGTCACTGGGATAATTTTCACGGTCGGCGGCTATCGCTGCCACAATACGTTGCTTTACTTCATTTGTTATTTCCATTTGAATGCTGTTTTAAATTCGTTCTAACGTCGTTAATTATATCTTGGCTACTGCATCATGCTCGAAGGCACTGATGTCCATATAGGCTGAGTAATCTTCTTCCTCGGCTTGTGCAGGAAGGGGAACGGCTTCCGCCTGTACCTCTGTTATCAGCTTTGCTTCCTCTTTGGCAAGGATGCCCACACGCTTGATCTTGCCGTCCTTCATCATCTTGTCGAATTGAGCTACATACTTGGACTGTTCGGTATAGGCTGCCTTGTCGTACTCGGTCTGCTCGGCTGTATTCTCATTGTAACGGGCTACGGGCTTGCAGGTGGCGATATATCGTCCGTTCTGGTAGATATATACCTCGTTGATGGTTCCGTCGGCATCGGGCAGATAATAGGCATCTACCTTGTAGTTCCTCGGCTCCAGCTTTTCGATGATTTCCGGGCTGGGCAGTCCGTATTGGTTGTACATCACCGTGCAGTAGGTGTTCTGCCGGATGGTTGTTTCGGTGTGCTGTCCGATGAACCGGTAAAGAACGGCCTTGTCCCAAGGTGCAAGGTTCGGGTTCTGATGGGCGCAAAGCACATCCCAACGGCTCATGCCCGGATAGCGCTTTTGGTTGGGGTGAGGCTGTGCGTTGAAGGTCTCAATGGCGCGTATATCATCGGCTACCAATTCTTCATAACTATAGGTCTTCACCTTGTAGGTGTTGTTCTTTTCGTCATACACCTTTTCTTCCTTCGGGCGGTTGGCCTCCAGCTTGGCATACCATCGGCCGATACCTACCTGCGTGCGTTTCTCCACACCGTATTTCTTTTCGCGGTTCTTGTGCTCGGCACGTTTTTCACGCGAGTTCCCGGGGTTACACCAGCGGATCAGGGGGAAGACGGTACCGGCTTGCATCAATCCGTCGGCAAAGTCGCTTACCAGGTGGTGTTCCACTTCTAACTCGGCGGGGATATACATGCCGTTCCGGTCCAGGGTCTGGAACATGTTTCGCATGCAGTCTAAAAATAACTCGGTAGTCTTGTACCGGTTGTAGGCATATCCCACCACAGCACCGCTCACCACATCGTAGGCATAATAGGCTTTCACTCGGTTGCCATCCTTCATTGGGCGCGGCAGGTCGCGGTCGTCAAGAGAAACCTTACTCAAGGAATATTCACCGATGCTGCGCAGATGATAAGGACGGTAGGCATTGTTGAAATCCCATTGGCTCATGTGCAGCTTACCGCGAAGGGCCTTGTTCTTGGGGTTGTTCAGGTAGTTGGCTACTGTGGCCGGGCTCAATACCAGCGGATTTCCATCCTTGTCGGTAAAGTCTGCCGGATTCAACACCTCGCCGGTTTCGGGGTCATATAGCTCCAGTTCTCCTTGCACAAATAGATTGTACTGTTCCCACACGGTGGTATTGAAGGGCTGCTCCGGTTGGGCATCGATGCTCAGCAGCAGGCGTTCAATGTCATAGGTCACTTTCCGGCGGTTCTGGTTCATGAACTTGCGGCTGATAAGGCTTTCATAGCCGTTGGCCTTGAAGTCATTCACACGCTTCTTGAAGCGGTTGGAACTGACAGGCAAGGTATGTCCGAACTCTGCTTGGTAGTAACTGATGGCTCCTGCCAGTTCGCCCCAGTTCACCGGCCCGGCCTTCATGGCCTTTCGCATAAACGTGGCATCCTCCATGGCACGCATCACTGCCTCAATTACCGAAGCGTTTACCGTATATTCTTGGATGTGTTCCGGTGGCAGTGCATCTCCGTTGTCAAAACGGAACCGGGTGTAAAATTCCCGGGCTTTCGCATCGATGTGGTAATGGCTGCCGAGCCAGTTTCTTATTACGTCTTCTTTCATATCTCCGTATTTTAGTTTTATCCTTTCCTGAAACCGTAGGGGCATGGTGGCTATTTCTACCAAAACGTAACCTCCCAGACCTCTTCCGGATCGAACTACATTGATTTTCTCCTTTGCCGCTAACTTCTTGTAATTGGGTATCGACATGATGGGAGCAAGTTCTTCTTCGGAAAGAGTGGAAGGATGAACTCCTTTCAGCGTGCGGCTTCTGCTATAGTCTGCCTTTCCGTTCACCATCACCGGTCGGTCATCGTAAGTCAGGTCATTGTAGGATATGCACAATATCTTTCCATAATACTCCATTTCATTTCTATTTATAAGGCAGATGCCATCTGTTGGGTCTCGTGCTGCAGCTGCATGAAATCCGATACAAATTCACATTGGTAGGTTTCAGTCCGTTTTCCGTCCACGTACACATCCACATCATTGGTCTTTCTGTGGACCACGAGTTTTACACGGGGACCGAAAGTGCAGGTCATGGTCTTCTCGCACTCCTCGAAGGTGGTTTCGCAGTTCGGGATGAAGTTCCCGTCAGTCAGTTTGCCGCCTCGCTTCAGGGCAAGAGTGCGTATCCGGCGCGCCTGATCGCTGTCACGGACAAAATTCAGTGCTTGCCACACAGCCTGACGGCTGCATCCGAATGTCTTCATCAAGAAGGTCTTGGTCTCGTTATCTGTCAAAATCTGCTTTCTCATATCGTCATACTTTTTAATCGTTATCGTTCGTTCAAAGGTTTTCAACGGCTTCCGCTATTTCCTAATCACCCGTCAGTATTTCATGAAGGCGTGTCCCTTTCTGCAGTTCTTCGACCAGCACCTGCATCGCTTCCTCACACACACAGCTCACATTCTCTATCACCCGGTAGGCATCCGAGTTGCTTATCTCATCCTCCGTCATGAATTGTCCAGCCAGCTCCATCGCCTGGTCGGCAATATTCTGCGTATGTGCCGTACTGCCTATCATCGTGCGCAACTTCTGTTTGAACAGACTCTCTGCTGTTCTCGGATTGAAATTCTTTGCCATAACTCTAAATTTTAAAAGTTTATATCGTGGGGCGCGGGGAATCGAACCCCGACGGCTTTCTACGCTTTCTTATTTCGATTTACCAACTCTCCGGCCGTGCCTGCCGCCCCTGCCCGTCTTTCCGGGCTGCCAGTTATCCGGCAATCTATTTGCCTTGTTCTTCTATCATCGAAAGGACAACCATCCTGTCTTCATCCCAAAGCGGAAGCCCCAATTCAATGGTCCGTTTCACCACTTCCATCTCACCGACCAGCCCTACCGCTTCTTTGCGGAAATCGGTATCGTCATACGCATGTGCCTTGCCAATCAGAAAATCGGTCAGGTTGTCGATAACTTCCTTTTGACGTTCACATTTCATTTCATAGTTCAGCACTCGCACATGAACATCGCGGATAATCCGGCTGTCCCCATGTTTCTTGAAATCTTTGCAGAACTCATCCTTGTTCATCGAAGTGTTCAGATAAACCGCATGGATGTAATCAAAATCCTCTGCTGTAGGGGTTATCCCCGTCCGTTCCATAAATTCTTGCTGTGTCATAAACTCACTTATTTTATTGTATTATTCTGCATCTTCAATTTTGAAAGAAAAGCACTTATCCGCCAATACTCTTTTTACAAAGTCTAAGTCGTATCTATCAGCTGAAAAGAAAACTGCCTGATAATCTACACTGGGATAAGCCTTGATTGCTGTTGTATCTACCATCTTCTTGACCAGTCCGTAAAGAGCTTCGGCGGTCTCGGCTGTTGCTTGAGCTATAATTACTTTTGCTTTCATTTTCTTTAATCCTTAAAATTCGCTAATCACACGCCTTTTTTGTATATTTGGCGCGCTGTTTACATCTTAAACACGCTGCAAATATATAGAATTATTTCAATACATCAAACTAAATATGGAAGAAAATCAATATAAAGATATGAATTTTATAGAAAGACTTCAATATTTCATGGAGAAAAAGGGCATAAATGACAATCAAATGACTGTTAATGCCGGTCTTTCTGTTGGACTTATTGGGAAAGCAAAGGTGTCTGGCAAAGGCATGAGCTCAATGAATATTGAAAAAATTCTATTAGCCTATCCGGATTTATCTGCCGATTGGTTACTTACTGGTGCAGGAAGCATGTTGAAAGATGATTTGAACGGCATTAAAACAATAGACGAAGCAAATTCTTCGACTCTGCCTACCACATCTATGAACCCATCCATCGGTACACCATACTACGATGTGGACTTTATCGGGGGCTTTGATGAAGTGTTTAATTCACAGGTAAACATACCTGCCACCAACATTGTAATAAGGGGATTCGAAAAAGCCAGCCTTTGGTGCAATGTCACCGGGCACTCCATGGAACCCAAAATAAACCATGGCGACATCATTGCCCTGCACCAATGCACACTCAACGACATCCAATATGGCGAAATCTATGCAGTGGTGTTGGATACCATCCGCACCATTAAAATCCTCCGCAGGTCGCCGGATCCGGACAAGCTGCGCTTCATCCCCATCAACACCAATGATTACGATGAACAGGAATTCGACAAATCACGCATCATCAATGTCTTTGAAGTAATCGGAAGTATCAGCAAGTTCTTCTAAGTGGTACACGCATGCCTCCTACAGAAGGCTAAAAAAGGACGCACGCACACACTTTTGAAGGAATTTACCTGAAGCAAACTCGTAAATACACTGTAAATCAAAGGATTTATTTTATTATAATAAGGTATATCACACAAACAAGTGTCGTTTTTCCTCTCTGAAAACAGAGAAAAACGGCACTTGCTTTCATTTATAACATAGTTTCCTATTTCGGGCGTACCCTCTGAGAACTGAAAAAGTAACCCCTAAAGTAACCCCTAACTTAAAGAAGTAGTAACCCCTAACAGTAACCCCAATAGTAACCCCTAACCAAATAAAACCAACCGTAGGGGCATAAAAAAAGGGAGCCATAAGCTCCCCAATCAGCATTCAAAGAAATAACGCCTACAAGCCTTTCTAACGGCGCTATTATATCGTTCTAACCATTCCCTTACTACCACCCGAGATGAGCGTAGATTGCTTAATTATAGCCTTTTTCGTGCATATTGTGCCGTTACCAGACAGCCCGGCATGAAGCAGGTAATTCTTGGTTGCCCCCACCTGATCTGCCGTCAGAACCGTATAAACAGCCGATATACTGCTGAAATACCAATCTTTCTGCTTCGTCCCGTCTATTTTATGCAGCAAATGCACATGAATCACTTTTGCCATATTCGTTTCTATTATGCTGCAAATATACCAAATAATACTTATTTGGAAGAATTTTAAGGCAACATCTTTAAAAATAGGCACAAAAAAACGGCCACACAGCCGTTCACACCATCATATAACAAAATCCATCAACCCAGCCATAAAACGGCCACACAGCCGAAAATAAAACCCTTCCAGGCCGTTTTAGCCCCATCTGCAAGCCCGATGTAAAGCAATCCCCCGAATATCCGAAGAAAAGCCCCTCAAACGTAAAGCAGATGTAAGCCATGTAAAGAGAAAAACCGCTTCGAAATATTCAGCCCATTTTCCCGATCATGCCTAAACCCTTTGGTTTTCAAAACCTTTCGCCCATTTTTCCCGACCATTGAAAAAACCGCTTCGTTCTATGCCCCATATAGGTGGGGTGTCACAACCAAGAATCATTATAAAAACAAAATAACAAAAAGAGAATGAAACCAACCAATTACCACTTATTCGATTTTCTGGACTTTGATCCCGATCTGTCAAGAGACGAATCATTATGGAAAGCATACAAGCCCACCTCTGTCTATGAAAAAGACGGGGATATCTGTATAAACGTCCCTTTTCAAAAGCAAGTGCTCTCTAACGATATGGCACCCGATACGGCATCGCCCCGTGAAGAATATACGCTGGTCATCCGTCAGTACACCTCAGGTATCACCCGACTCTTTATCGGATTCGGTGAAGAAAGCATGACGGATCAGTCGGAAATGCTCCAATTCAGTGACCGGGTAAAGAAACTCCCTTTGCAAGTGACACAAACAGAAGGGGAATGGTTGATCACGACCCAAGACGGAATCCAACGGGCACTTATCCATGTAAAGCCCCCGGTACTGGACCGTTGGAGCGAACTGCTGCCCGATCCTCAAGAGACCTTGGATCTTCGCCTTTACCCCGACGGCAAACGTGAAATCCGACTGGCTGCCTACGACCACTTCTCCCCTCCCCGTTACGATGCGCTGCCACTGGCATTCTGCAAACGAAACGGAGTGAAGGAACGTGCCACCCTTTCCTTTGAATCAAAACCCGATGAATGTTTTGCCGGAACAGGGGAACGCTTTGCCAAAATGGACTTAAGCGGACAAACGTTCTTCTTAAAGAACCAGGACGGACAAGGTGTGAACAACCGCCGTACCTATAAGAATATTCCTTTCTACCTCTCCAGCCGGATGTATGGAACATTCTATCACACCTGTGCCCACAGCAAACTGTCACTGGCCGGGCAGTCCACCCGCTCGGTACAGTTCCTGAGCGACCAGGCCATGCTGGATGTCTTCGTCATAGCAGGCGACACCATGGAAGAAATCCTCCGGGGTTATCGGGATCTGACCGGATATCCTTCCATGCCTCCCCTCTGGAGTTTCGGCATCTGGATGAGCCGCATGACTTATTTCAGTGCTGATGAAGTAAATGAGATATGCGACCGGATGCGTGCCGAACATTACCCCTGTGATGTCATCCATCTGGATACCGGCTGGTTCAAGACCGACTGGCTGTGCGAATGGAAATTCAACGAAGAACGCTTTCCCGATCCCAAAGGGTTCATCCAAGGACTGAAGAAAAAAGGATATCGCGTGTCCTTATGGCAACTCCCCTACGTGGCGGAGAACGCCGAACAGATAGACGAAGCACGCAAAAACGATTATATAGCTCCGCTGACAAAGAAACAAGATTCGGAAGGTTCCAATTTCTCCGCTTTGGACTATGCCGGAACCATTGACTTCACTTATCCCAAAGCAACCGAATGGTATAAAAGACTGCTGAAGAATCTGCTGGATATGGGCGTGACCTGCATCAAAACCGATTTTGGAGAAAACATCCACATGGATGCCCTCTATAAAGGCATGAAACCCGAATTGCTGAACAACCTGTATGCATTGCTTTATCAAAAAGCCGCCTACGAAATAACAAAAGACGTAACCGGTGACGGCATCGTATGGGCACGCTCGGCATGGGCGGGATGCCAGCGCTATCCGCTGCATTGGGGAGGCGACTCATGCAGTTCATGGGATGGAATGGCAGGCTCGCTGAAAGGCGGTTTGCATTTCGGGCTTTCCGGTTTCGCCTTCTGGAGTCATGATGTCCCCGGATTCCACACATTGCCCAACTTCATGAACTCTATAGTGGACGATGATGTATATATGCGCTGGACACAATTCGGTGTATTCTCCTCCCACATCCGTTATCACGGAACAAACAAACGCGAGCCGTGGCATTATCCCGCTATCGCATCCATGATAAAAAAGTGGTGGAAGTTGCGCTATACGCTTATACCTTATATTGTAGAACAAAGCCGTAAGGCCATCGCAAGCGGAGCACCTCTCTTGCAAGCTCTGATTTTTCATCACCCCGAAGACAAATTGTGCTGGCACATCGACGATGAATACTATTTTGGTAACGACTTCCTGGTAGCCCCGGTCATGAACAGCGAGAACCGCCGGGATGTCTATCTGCCCGAAGGGAAATGGGTGAATTTCTTCACAGGCGAACGCTTGGAAGGGGGACGCTGGCTGAAGAATCTGGATATCCCCTTGGACGAAATGCCCGTATATGTACGTCAAGGAGCGACCATCCCCGTTTATCCGGATGAAGTGGAATGCACGGACGATATGGATTTAAGCAAAAGCATCGGTCTGCACATAGACCCTCATTTTAAAGGAATATTTAAGAACTGACGAATATGGAAACCTGGAAAACGAATTTAGACGAGACAAAGAAACGATATATAGATTGGTGGAACCATAAAGGAATCATACTGAACATGTGGGAACACTTTCAGGAAGGTGTGAAACCTCATGCGGATATCCCTGCACCCTCCCCGGCAAAAGACCTGAATCAGAAATGGTTCGATCCGCAATGGCGTGCAGAATACCTGGACTGGTACGTGGCACACAGCAGTCTGAAAGCAGATATCCTGCCGGTAGCCAATACCCAGTTAGGCCCCGGTTCATTGGCAGCCATCTTGGGCGGCGTGTTCGAAGGAGGGGAAGATACCATTTGGATTCATCCCGATCCCGATTTCAACGATGAGATTGTTTTCAATCCCGAGCATCCCAACTGGATCTTGCATAAAGAATTGCTGAAGGCATGCAAGGCGAAAGCAAACGGTCACTATTACGTAGGAATGCCCGATTTGATGGAAGGGCTGGACGTACTGGCCGCCTTGAAAGGTACAGACAAAGTTTTGCTGGATACCGTGATGCAGCCCGAAGTGCTGGAACAGCAAATGCAACAAATCAATGATATCTATTTCAAAGTCTTTGATGAACTTTACGACATCATCCGTGAAGGAGACGAAATGGCCTTCTGCTATTTCTCTTCATGGGCGCCGGGAAAGATGAGCAAGTTGCAAAGCGATATCTCCACCATGATCAGTGAGGATGATTATCGTCGTTTTGTACAACCCTTTATCCGCGAACAATGCCAAAAGATAGACTATACCTTGTATCATCTGGACGGCGTAGGCGCCATGCATCACCTGCCCGCCCTTCTTGAAATTGAGGAACTGAATGCCATTCAATGGACTCCGGGCGTAGGTGAGCCACAAGGAGGATCACCCAAATGGTACGACCTTTACAAGAAGATCCTTGCCGGAGGCAAGAGCATCATGGCTTGTTGGGTAACCTTGGACGAACTGAAACCCTTGCTGGACAATATCGGTGCGGACGGTGTGCATCTGGAAATGGATTTCCATAACGAGAGAGAAGTGGAACAAGCGATGCGCATTGTCGAAGAATACTCCTCTTCCTCCTCTGACGTATCCAAAGAAGACCTTTTGAAAGAAGAAGCCGCTGCAACAAAACAAGAAACAATCGTCGTCAAAGACTCTGCGGCAGCCGGGAATGAGGCCTTGAAACCTTTGTTCAATGCCATTATGGACGGAAAGCTGGAACCGGCCATAGAAGTAACCAAGAAAGCCATCGCCGAAGGAGTACAGCCCCAGGAAATTATCAACAACTACATGATAAAGGCTATGGGCGAAGTGGGACAACGCTTCCAGGACGGAAAAGCGTTCGTGCCCCAACTGCTGATGGCAGGACGCGCCATGAAGGGAGCTTTGGAACTTCTGAAGCCTTTATTGCAAGGGAGTGCCTCGACCACCATAGGCAAGGTGGTCATCGGGACCGTGAAAGGCGACTTGCATGATATCGGCAAGAACCTAGTAGCTTCCATGCTGGAAGGCTGCGGCTTTGAGGTGATCAACATAGGCATAGATGTATCTTGCGACAAATTTGTGGAAGAGGTCAAGAAAAACAAGGCAGACATCCTGTGCATGAGCGCCTTGCTGACAACAACCATGACTTATATGCAGGAGGTGATCAACGCTTTGGAAGCAGCCGGTATCCGTCATCAGGTAAAAGTGATGATAGGCGGCGCTCCGGTAAGCCAGGGATTTGCCGATGAAATAGGTGCAGACGGGTATAGCGACAATGCCAATACGGCCGTAGCGGTAGCCAAGGAACTGATGGGGCTTCATAAATAAACGGAATATTCATCTTAATCTGATACATGAATTATGCACGCTAATTATTTAGATACGTTAGATTGGGGCATTCTTATTGCCTACTTTCTGATTCTTATAGGCATCGGTATATGGGCCAGTCTGAAACGCAAAAAAGGCAGCAGCCTTTTTCTCGCCGAGCGTTCCCTGAAGTGGCATCACATCGGTTTCTCCATGTGGGGAACCAATGTGGGCCCCTCCATGCTGATAGCCTCAGCCAGTGCCGGATTCACCACCGGCATCGTTTCGGGCAATTATGCCTGGTATGCGTTTGTTTTCATCTGCTTGCTGGCTTTTGTCTTTGCCCCCCGTTATTTGGGAGCGCGTATCACCACCTTGCCGGAGTTCATGGGGCGGCGTTTCGGACAGTCCACCCGCAACATTCTTGCCTGGTACACCATTGTGACGAT